TTCATCTTCATACAGCATCCGGGCTATTGGCTCCTGATCATGGCCTCGCTGCATATGGTCATTGGTAAAGGTGCTAGCAATAGGGTTGCCGGTGATCTGCTCAATAGCGATGTTAACCGCATACTTCTTAGCCGGCTCACCAAATGCCTTGCCATAGTTAGCCATGATTGTTCCGAGCTTAGAGCTGGTTAGCTTGCCGCATCGCATCTGAAACCATTCATCAGTATTCTGATTGACATCGATGAACTTAAACATTGTTGCATTCCTGTCTGATCTGGTCCTGGTGCTGTGGTGATATAGTCATGCGAGCAAGGACTTTATCCAGGTTGCCATCGCGTTTAAATGCGTTCTTCGCGTTATTCCATTGCTGCTGGTTATCGGGTGTTAAAACCTGCTTCTGAAGCCTTACAGGGTTAGGGTCAATTCTGACTCCACCAACAACTTCACCTTTCATTTTTACGCCAGTATTGATGTAAAGCTTAATAGGCAAGTTCTGCCAATCTTCAACAAAGCAAGTACCGGCAAGCTTGGATACTAACTTTGAATTGGTGGCATTAAGCACAAGAGGCTTTATGTTCTCAACAAAGTAAGCAATGTTCGCATCGATCTTTTTACCTGCTACCTTTGCGCCTCGCTCTTGTCTAACATGCTTGATAGTGAATATTAAATTGCTTCCACCTTCTATGAACTCTTCCAGGTCCGCTACTCCCAGGTGATCACTCTTAAATACTTTTCTGTAATGCGTTTTATTGTTATTCATAACATTCACTCTCCATTAAACCGTCCATATAATCACCGATCTGCTGATCCGTTCTCGCTTTCTCTGCTTCAGTATTCGGCGTACACATCTCGCAATCGTGGTATTCCATTTCTTCCCGGCAGACAGGGCAGCAAACTATCTTATCCATTACCAACTCCCTGAAATCTTAAGAAACATAGCGCCTACCATTAGACAGATAAGACCTAATCCACCTAATGCCCAGTACCACTCGTTATCCTTTTCATTCAGCTGCATCAGAAACCTCCATCCAATCCATGCGACCGAAGGAATACGAGAAGTCTTTGTTGGTGGTAGCTACAATGGCGCGCCAAGAAACTTTAGGGCTAGATGTTCTCTGGTTCTTGTACATGGACACATAGCCGATTCTGGTTATAGCTGCGTACATCTGTCCGTTACGCTCATAAACTGGAACCTGCTTATAGGTTCCGTTAGCTGAGATTATCGCCTGTATGCCTTCGATAAGAGAGAATAAGCCGGTTGATTCTGCTTTGAATACTTTATTATTTTCCATTGGATTCACCTTCTGCGCTCTTGAGAGCTTCTTTTAATAGGAAGTTATACATTGGGCCTTCTGGACTATGGCTTAGCTCAGCCCATTGCTTCGCCGCATCATTCGCGCACTTGACAGATACTTCTTCTGAGTACCCTTTTGCCTTGAGCTGGCGCAGGATATTACTGGCTATAAAGTTAATCGGCTGCATTGTCAGTCTCTCCTAATACTTTAATCGTAGCCGCTAAATCAGCCTCGATAACATCAATCTTATTCCAGAATATAGAGTTAGTATTAGAGTCCATCATAAGGGCTTTAGTCTCTTCAACTTTAGCCAGTGCTATATGTAAGTTGTCGATCATTACATCAATTTTAGTTTTCATCTTTATCACCTCTCGTTTCGTCCATTAATACTATCAGCTAATAAGATATAGTCAATACCTTTCTTATACTTAATTAGTACTTTATTTATACCATATAGAGTGCTAGTATTATGGAAATTGAATAGGAGATAGCAATGAAGAAGAAAATTCACGTCTGGGTAACAGAAGAACAACAAGACTGGTTAAGAGACCAGAAGAACGACCATAAAGAAGATGCCAGCCAGTGTGTGAGGGATGGATTAGACTTGTTAATTAAGAAGAAGAACAGGGAGTTAAAGCGATGAGATCATGGATAAGTGTAGACGGAGAGATGCCAGAGAATGGCGCTACTGTACTTCTTAGACAGGTTAATCCAAACGGCTATACCTGCTGCATAGTTGGTAGGTATGTTGGCAAGTTTGAGCTAGAAGCAAGCTCAGACATGGTTGATGACGAGGTAGATTATAATGAAGACGAAGACGAATATTACTGCCCCGCTGGATGGTATGAAAATATAGAAAACTGGAATGACTATTCCGGTGTCAATGTATGCGAAGGCGTTATAACACACTGGCAATCAAAGCCTAATATGGAGGTTGAATAATGATTAGTTACACAGCAGCTCAATTGGAACAAGAACGCAACGATCCCAAGTGGATGGTAGTAAATGGAGTAGAGCCTAATATTGATGGGTATCTTCTAATTGACACCGATCCATTAGAAGGCTGGCAAGGTAATTATTGCACTCGCGCCAACTATATTGTATGGGAATATGTCGCTAAATACCGCCTACACAACGGCTTGGGTTATATTGATGGCCGACCTATGACTAGCGCAGACTTTAGGGCAATACCTATAGACGAGCAAGCAGGGATAACCCAGATGAAAGAGCAGAAGGCTGATGAATGGGTAGAAGGACTGCCGCCGATCGGTGAAGTGTGCGAAGTAGCTTTTCTTAACACTTGGCTAGAGTGTAAGGTTATGTGCATGGACGGATCTGCAATAGTTTATTCGGTTCCTGGTGCTGGATACGATTCGAGTACTGATCCTGACAAATTCCGCCCCATCCTAACCCCCAAACAAAGAACTATAGATGCTGCTATGACGCACAATAAAGCACACCATTGGACGCGCAGAGAGTTTATCGAAGAACTTTACAACTTAGGTTTTGTATCAATGCCAGAAGGTGACAACAATGATTGATAAACTACTTTCGGTAGCAGTCTTGTTTACTTTAGGATTTACAACATATGTAAACATCGGCCAAAGCGAAAGGATAGCAGCTCTAGAGGACCGAATAGCAGCAGTAGAGCTAGCCCCTAAAGCCGAGACCCTCGCTCTAATTAAGTTCTACACTGTCCCAGGCTATGACTGCGATACTTCGGAGATAGCCGGTCATTGTACTAAGTGGAATATAACCCAGGCAGCATATGATAAGGATTTCTTTAAGGAGGAGTTATAATGTATATATTAGAGAGAGTAGGGGTATATGGGCAAGGTGTTTTCTGGGTAGGCGAATCTCTAGAAGACGGAATAAAAGAGGCAGATAAAGCTGCTGAAATGGATGTTGATGACCATCATGAATGGCAAGTAAAAGAGATTGTAATCAATGATGAAAACTACAGAAAGGGACGCCCTAGCAATGTAATTGAATATAGTGTTAGGAAAGGAAGCTAAACTAAAGGCCCTTAACCGGGCCTAATATCACGGCTGCTTGTACGAAATCCCCGTCAATGTAAATATTACCCGACACTTTCTCATCTCTGGATAAGCATCGTAATACTCACCTGTCAGATAAACCCCCGCTTGTTTAAACGACTGCGCACTGCCTAAGCATAAATTATGAGTATTCCTGGCATACTCTAATTCAGCACTTCGATTAATGATTGCCATACGCGCCTCACACTTCCCATCATCGCCCCAAGGCACTATCACCTTAGCACCAATAGCATAACCATAGTTTCCAATGTTAGGCGCTCCAGAGCCTCTTAAACGCGATGTAGTATTAGCCGCCTCAAATACTAGTTGATTGGTTGCACATGTAGCAGAGGTATCAGTTAAGGTATTGTAGTACGGAATATTATCCCCGCCACCCATTGTTAGAGGTTGTACAAAGGTTGCTGCTGTAGTGTTCTCGACATAGTTGTTAGTACTGGTATTAGTAGCTGTCCCATTGGTATCAGCAAAAGCACCGACTGAGACAAGAGATAAAGCCAAAGCTAAGTATTTCATATAGCGCCCTCAAAAGCCCCCGCGAGGAGGCCCGGTTAATTACTTCACATACACTGTGTTTGAAGACCAAGAGCCACTTGAGTTTGTATAGTCAACATTCGCTAGATTAACCCAGGTATTGGTATGGACTGTCTCAGTAGATGACCCCACTTGAATCGGGAAGAAGAAAGCAGTTGAATACAGATCCACATCAGTCACAGCTGTTCCAGTTTCATGAACAGCAGAGTTATTCCAATCTACGGAAACCATAGACTCGCTGCCGACAGAAGCCGATCCGCCCACTTCAATATTACCGTGACTAAGGCCAGCATAGACAGTTGAGCTGCCACTTACACCTACCCCAGAGCCTCCTTGTGCTACATGGACATCTACTACAGAGTGTTTAACCACATCACCGACAGTCACAATACCACCGGTGTAATCCAGGATATCACGCTGAGAGTCAGTAACCGTTACTCTGTGACCACTCACAGTATAAGAATTTACACTCAAAGTATTGGATACAGAAGAACCGATCTTAGTCGTGATATCGAATGCACTTGCTGAAACTGAGACAAGAAGGAGGGATGCTGCTATTAGTATTTTTTTCATTTTGAACTCCAGAGTTTGCATGTGAATCATGCGCGCACATTTTAGCATATTTGGGCTGATCAACAAATGTACATGATATTGCATGAATAGAGTGTTGACTTGTGTGCATGGTCACCCTATAATGTGGGAACAAATCAAATATAACGAGGGTACAGCAATGGAAAGGTTATCAGTTAGGTTCTCAGATAGAGTGAAGGTAGAAATCAATAATCTAAGCTCTGCTACAGGTGCCAGTTCGTCTGATGTGGCTAGGGCTGCTATAGCTATCGGTCTGGATAAGATGGGAGAGATGGTAGGCAAGGAAGGCACAATTATAGCTAAAGGCTGGATAGCTGCATTAAATGGGAAGGTGAAGTAATGGCTACAATAGATAAATACAACATAGCAAAAGTATATGAGCAGCATCTGAAAGCGAGCCTAGAAGATGCAATAACCACATCAATTGTTAATCAGATGGTAGAGGAGTTTAGAGAGAAAGCTGAAGTGATGGTCAGAGAAGAGACTAGCAAGATTTGTATTGAAGGTGTAGAGAAGTTTTCTAACTTTGCAAGTAACACAGAAGAGATGATTGTGTATTGCAAATGGGTCGATGAGACTAAGTAACAACCCTACTAATTAACGAGGTGACAAAATGAAAACATTAGAACAGCTAAACGAGATGACGGACTTTTTACTTAGATACGAAGTCGCTAACAAACTGGGCATTAGTGTTTGTTCAAATATGGCTGATGAGCGGTTACAGGTAGCTAGTCCAGAGGGGTTAATTGATTACAACCCTTTGATCAACCCAGCTCAATACATGCCAATAGCTATAGAGCATGGGATAGATATTCGCTATTCACTTGGTGGTGATACAGTTGGATGTGAAGGCTATAAAGATGAGGTTGAATTCGTCTGTAGCGGAATCCTTCCCAAAGCCCAAACAGGCCGCGCAGTATGTATAGCCTATTTACTAATGGAGCCACCAAAGGAGATAGATTAGATGTTTGAATTCAAGAACAAGCACAATACACAAGTACAGATAGACGGTAAATTATCTAGGGGTCACGCTGAAAGGTATATCCAGAAAATGGTAGAAGCTTTCGCGGTATTGAGCGAGGTGGAAGCACTGCTTAGTAGTCTCCCTGTAAAACGAAATGACGACTCTCAAACTCTGGTTACTACTGCGAAAATAGAAGGCCAGGACTTTAGTGTAAGACTACTGTTCGCATGTGATAGCGACAAGCCTATAGCGGCTGAGATCATTAGGGAGGTAGATTAGATGAGCAAGTCTCTCGAAGTACTTCTTAAAATCACAAAAACAATAAGGTCATGCAGAACCACTGATCAACTTAATGTAGCTACCAACATGGTTTTTAGAGTCTCAAAGGCAAGAGGATCGATGTTTTACAGAGAAAAGTTTGAGATATGGACTCATCTTATTGAGGTTATGTCTGAGCAGAGAATCATTATAAAGGAACGAGAGGGCAAGATATTTAATTACAAATACTGCTAGCCCCCAAGCAAGGGGCTTTATCCCTGGAATAAGGTTGACTATATGGAAGTCTTACAATATACTTCTACTTAAATAAACAGGAGGACATATGGAAAAATACAATAGCGCTTTTGATATCGTAACTGATGACCCAGCAGAAAGAGAAATGCTTAGGTTGCGGTCTAATCTAATGAGCGATGTAGTTAACTTTATTAGAACTGAGAAGTTAACACAAATTGAAGCGGCTAAGATAATTGGCTGTGATCAACCAAGAGTTAGCGAGTTAAAAAATGGCCGTATATCTAAGTTCAGTTTGGACTGGCTAACTAAAGCAATGATCAAATTACAGGCATAAAAAAGGGGCACGCTAAGCCCCCTAATTAATCGATCCAACAAAGGGATTATAACATGAAACTAGTAAACTTTAATGTAAATGATCATGTACATGTAAAGCTAACAAGAGAAGGCATCAAAGAGCTTAGGAAGCAGCATAAAGAGCTTAGAGAAACCTTTCCAAAGCTTCACGAATTCAATATTCCTCGTACTGATGAAGAAGGTTATACCCGATACCAGCTGTGGGAATTGATGCGTACTTTTGGTCATATTATGTTTAATGGCAGCAATGTCCCGTTCGAAACAGAGATCAAGTTTGAGGTGGAGTCATGAGCGCTAAATGGACATTCTGGGCATGGGAAGTAGATATTAAAACTGCTCCTAAAAAACTAGCTTTACTTCAACTGGCTAACAATGCTGATGACGATGGCAAGAGCTGGTATGCAATAGCTAAAATGGCTAATGCTTGTGGAGTAGCAGAGAGAACATTTCAGAGACAAATACAGTCACTAGAGAACGATGGATTGTTACAAGTTGACAGGAGAAATAACAGATCGAGCATCTATCATTTACAGGATGAAATGCTAATTACACTGAAAAACGAGGGTGACACTCTGACGTCTGGGGGTGACAGAGTGACGGGGCAGGGTGACAGAGTGACGGACTCGGGGGTGTCAGAGAGTCGCACGATCTTAACAATAGATACTGACAACACTCCTAACAAAGAAGTTAATAGTGTGATTGATGACTTATTCGAACAATTCTGGTCAGCAGGAATGGCAAGAGTAGGAGGAAAAGCAAAGACGTTGACAAGGATCAAAGCTAAAGTTAAAGCAAACCCTAGATTAGAAATTAAATCCTTCATTGTATTCCTGATTGACGATGTTGAGCAGAGAATAGCTAGCGGGCAATACGGATTCGATAGATTGCACCCTTCCAGGTACATACAGGACGAGCGCTATAACGATGATATACACGCTAACACCCCTGTTAATCAATCAGTAGAAGACATCAATTCCGGCGATGACTGGTACAAGGAGATGAACTTATGAGCAGCTTCCCGCAGCATGAAGATAATTTAAAAGAACTGGCTGAATTAGGGTTTGATGTATCTGAGTACGCAGAAGATCCAGAAGAAAGCTGGGATTATGATTCTCTCGTTCACTTAGTATCAGATATCATTTGTCAACTGGAAGTAAAAAGGAATCAATCCAATGAAAAACATAAATGATCTACTACCCTCCACAACCACTGTAAGGCGCGATATAAGCACGAATACCTCTACCCCTAACACTGACATAGATCAGAGCGCAAAAGTCATCAATCATACGTTTAACGAGCTTATGATGATAAAAACAGGGTGGCGGGCAATGTTTCCTAGCATAAACGCCAAGAATGACGGTGAAAAGCTCAAGAAAGCGATGGGAAAGCTTAAACAGCAGTTTATGAAAGGCTTCATTGAAAACAACATAAACACACTTGAGCAGATAGAGTTTGGATTAACCAAGGCCAGGGCTGATGACAACCCCTTTTTTCCCTCAGTAGGAGAGTTTATCCACTGGTGTCAACCTGATCTATCAGACTTTGGCTTACCGACAGCATTCGAAGCCTGGAGGGTGGTATCAAACATATATTCGATCCACGACATTAACTGGAAGAAAACACACGTGGCTGTTCACGAAGCTGGCAAGAGATGCAACTTTGGGGATATCAAGCGGGGATCTATCTCAGAGAAGCAGTTCTGCACTGTTTACAAGTCAGTATGTGAAGAGGTATTCCAGGGAGTTAAGTTTGAGCTACCTGATTACGGTAATTACGAGACAGATAATCGCCTCACTGTTGATGCCAAGAAGAAGAAGCGGACTAAGACAGAATCCAACAAGTCAGCAGCGGCTAACTTTAAAAACTCGATTAAGTGGTGAGATTATGAATTTTAACCAATACAACTGGGCAGAAGATTGCCCTGTATGTGGACAGAAAGACGAGCTAGACAAGTACAGAGGGGCTAGGCAAGGCAAGACATCGTATGGACATAGCATCTCAGTGTGTAGCGACAAATGCGGCAAGAGATATAGAATCTGGCTTAACTTAGGTAAGGCGACAAAGATATCAGAGTTTGATTACGAAGAGGCTATGGATGCTAGCAATTCTAAAACAAGCCTCAGAAATGAAATCAAACGGCTGCAAAATAAACTAAAGGGGTGATAGGAATGGCTAAAACCGATGCAGAAAGACAAGCTAAATCGAGAGCTAAGAAGAAAGAGCGCCTATCACAGAATGGCGGCAGGGTACTCACAATGGAGATATACCAGGGCACTGATACAGATATTAAGTATTTGATGCAGCTTAGGGGTCTGGATGACGAGAGAGAGCTATTAACCTTGATGATTAGAGATGAGGCTAAGGCAGAGAGAGAAGAGTATGAGCAACATTTAAGCTTGAATTGTAAAGCGTGATGTGTCACGATTAGATTAATTAAACGAGGTGATGAGAATGAGTGAAACAAAGTTTACCCCGGGTCCTTGGGAGTTAGTAAGCAAGAACTGGGAAGGCAGAATAGTTAACGGCAGTGATGGTAATTGGATAGCAGATTTGACTATGTACCATGACACATCAGAATCTAACGCCCATCTAATAGCCTCAGCTCCTGACTTGTATGAAGCACTAGAGCTTATTCTGTCAGATGAAGATTACCGTGGCTCACTAGACGCAATACTACTGGCACATTCCGCACTAGCCAAAGCCAGGGGTGAATCATGAAGTTTGTATATTCAGAGCATGATCAGAAAGAAATAGAAAAGATGGAGTGGGTTATAGCTGATCATAAGAAGACTTGTTTTATGATCATGAGAGAGCGGGGAGTAGATGAAACTGATCTGGAACACCAATACGTTTTTAACTGGGATCATAACGACCAAGACATGCTAAATGAATTCTTGAAGACCAGAGCTCCAGTTGGCGTAGAGCTAAGTGAGTTTGAACTGAAGCGCCGCAAGGAGAGTGAATCATGAGCACATTAATAGCCTTGGAGCTAATCCTAATCCTTTTGCTCCCAATCGCAGATAAGCCGGTAGAGAAGGTTGATAATGTAGAGTTGAGGGGTGGGCAGAATGAGAGGAATTAGTTTAGATGAGTTTAAGGCAATGTATCCGCTTAATCCGAACACCGATGATTATGAGATTAAGTTTGAGTGCCCTGTCTATTGGTATCCAAGGCATCCAATGTACTGCGAGCCTAATTTACTTGCTTGGGGTATTAAACATGCAATTAAGTTTAGGGGTGAGTGATGGAATACTTTGTCGGATTCATAATATCATACTGGCTACTGGTTGAGTTAGCTGGCCCATGGGCTGAAAGAAAGCTATGGGAGATTAGACTAGAGGAAGAGCTGGAGAGAATCAGAAGCAATAGGGGTGGGGAATGAAAGGTATATTAGTAATATTGTCTTTAGCTGTTGTTTTAAGTGGATGTAGTGGCAGTGACTCGCCAAGAATGACAGAAGAACAGTTTAATATAATTAAGGCTGAGATGTTGGAGAGGGCAGGAGTAGGAGAAGCCAATCAGATCAAAAGAGTTAATGTTAGCGGAATTGATTGCATAGTTGCCAGACCTGACTTTAGATCAGTAGCTATCAGCTGTGATTGGAATAAACTTGATAATAGATAAAACAGGAGTATAATTAGTTCGGTAGTAGGGCGTGTGATGACGCTAAAAATGAGTCAAGATGAAGCGGAAGGGTAATTAAGAGTAAGTTCTAGGTCGGTAAATCCGCTTAGGGCTCAGCCGCTCATCAACTAGGCTTACTTTTAATTGCCTTTTTTTGTGCCCATCACATAGTTTACGTCTAGTCTTTGGTAGAGAACTCGGTTCAACTCCGAGCTTGTACCCGGTGGTAATTAAGGCTTGATCGCTGGTTCAATTCCAGCCGCTAGACATCTAACTAACTCCCCGCATGTTTAGTATCGAGTTCGTGCGTTCAACTAAAACTCTATTCGACATTTCAATATTTATTAACCCTCGGGTTTGATGCCGACCGTCCCTAACTGCCAAGAAGGGGAATAAACAAGGTCATACGGACACCAAGGGAGCTGACTCAGCTATTAGGATGATAATGAGTTCTTGTAATAAGGGTTAATAGATAATTAAGGCTAAGAGTTTACCTACAGGTGTCCAGTAAAGGCATCTATGACCTAGTATTGTAAATTAATAATCATATGAGGTGATTACATGAGCAATGAAGATGAAAGCGTATTCCATGAAGCGAACAAGATTCATGTATTTGAGAGCGATTACACAGGTGAAATAGAATATGTATCGGTTGAAGACCTCTACCAAGCATTCAAGAAAAGAATGACGCAAGAGCTTAGCTTAGGGAAAAGCACCAGCAACTATAGCTGTGTGAACACAACAGGCGGTTTAAAAGGGAGGTTTGACAGATGAGTAACTACAACAAAGCAATAATCTGCACCAAGTGCAACGGTGTAGGAAAGCGCGATTATGATGTTCCTCTTAGTGGTGGATGGGTGCTAGCAAAGAGAGAAGATTGCAAAGGCTGCAACGGAGTAGGCGAGTTTAGAGAGTGGGTAGACGATAGATCATTCGAATCAGAACTACACGACCTGATAACCAAATACAACCTAGACCACACTACCCTCACTCCGGAGTTCATCAAGCAGCAGATAATGCGCGATAACATCACAACACACAATGAGGAGCTAAGGGACAAACAAAAATTCTGCATAGCCTGCGGTGGAAGCGGATGGCCAAGTATTCATGGAGGGCCTTGTAAGTGCAGCTACTGCAAAGGGAAGGGATACACAACAGAAGAGGACACAGGGCATTTGCTGACACAGGTGGGCGCTAAGGATAGACAGAGGGAGAAGGGTGATGAGTAAGAAACAACACAGAATATCTATGATTATAGGTGTGGTTGAGTTTATCGACCATATAATTGCCGAAAGCAAAGGCTCTCTTTCAATTGAAATTAACACCGTTGTTTTAAAGAACGCTAGAGGCAATCTAGTTTCTGCTCTAAAAACCGATGGGATAACAGGGATTCAAGGTGGCTCTAAGGTGAATGATCATGCTTGAATATTGGACCTCACAAGAAAGAGAACACGCTAACGCCATTGTTAACCTAAAGCTAATCAGAGACACCACAGAGGGAGAGGATAAACAACTGGCTAGGAATAAGATAGCCTATCATGTTAACGAGCAGAGCAATTGCCTGGGAGAGATGGCAAGACTGCAGAATATGGTATAAGACACAGCCCCTGATCAAAGGGGTTTTTTAATGCGCAAGTGTTTATGATATAATGTAACAATTGTAATTAAGAGGAAGTAAAGCTAATGGCTAAAAGCTTGGCCGGTAGACCCACAGTAATGACAGAAGAAGCCATCCGCTTATTAGAGGAGGCTTTCAAGTGGGGCTGTACTGACTTAGAGGCTTGCTGTAACGCCGATATATCCAAGACTTCGCTATATGAGTATTGTATATTAAACCCAGAATTTGCGGAGCGAAAAGAGACTCTTAAGAACAGTACGTTATTAAAAGCTAAGATGGTTATAAGCAAATCGTTGGATGAGGATGATGTAAACAGTGCTCATAAGGTAGTCGACAGGAAAGAGGGCACTAAGGTTAAGCAGGATATTACATCAGGTGGGCAGACTATTAACTCATGGGTAGTCAATCCAGTAACCACGGATAAGAATGGCTAACATAGATTTAAGAATCCCAGAGGGGATAGCCTGGTTACTGTCTAAGCCTAAGCGAATCAAGATTGCAGTAGGTGGGCGGGGATCAGGTAAGTCTATTGGCGTAGGCGATATAATGCTTATGCTGGCTGATCATGGGGAAAGGATATGCTGCACAAGGGAATTCCAGAACTCTATTGACGACTCTATACATGAGACACTAAAGCAAGAGATCGACAGGTTAGGTGTAGAAGGGTTCAGGATAACCAACAACAATGTTATATCGTCCAATGGTGGCGAGATATTCTATAAAGGATTAGCAAGAAACATCACCTCGTTAAAGTCTATTGCTGGTATTAACCGGTTATGGATCGAAGAGGGGGAGAGTGTAAGTGATCGAAGTCTTAAGGTATTGACGCCTTCAGTCCGATCATCAGTAGCTGCTAACCTAAGTGACGACCAGAACCCGCCTGAAATATGGATAACCATGAACAGGGCGAGTAGACAGGATGCAATAGCAAAGAAGTATCTATCCAGGGCAGAGAATGAATTAGCCAGAAGCGGAAGGTACGAAGACGATTTGATAATGGTTGTACAGGTTAACCACACTGAAAACCCTTGGTTTCCGGTAGAATTAGAACAAGAGAGAGCTGATGACAAAGAGAATCTTACAGCGGATGAGTACGACCACATATGGGGCGGTGCGTATAGTGACACAGTACCCAAGGCTATCATCAAGAAAGAGTGGTTCAATGCCGCCATCGATGCTCACATCAAGCTTGGCATCATACCTACTGGAGCAGTCACAGCTACCCATGATCCCGCCGACCAGGGAGGAGATTCAAAGGGCTATGCATGTAAGAAAGGCATACTCTGGACAGAGATAGACGAGATAATCTCGCACGATGGTAATGCAGCCTGTGACGAGGCCACCAGCAGGGCTATAGACGCTAATGCTGACATGTTCGTATATGATGAGGATGGAATGGGCGCACTGCTTAGAAGGCAGATAGACACCTCATTACAGGGCATTAAGTGCGAGATCAGACCGTATAGAGGTAGTGGCGAGGTAGATGATAAGAAGAAGCTGTATGATGGCATTCACTCTGTAGGCCGCAAAGACAAGCCTAAGACTAATGCTGACACCTTCTTTAATCGTCGCACACAAAGATACATAGCACTGGCTAACAGGTTTCACAAGACTTACTTAGCGGTGGTTAAGGGACAGTATCAGAACCCTGATGAGCTTATAAGTATAGCCGGGGATATACCCTTACTGGATAAGGTTAGGACAGAGCTTTGTTCTATTCCCAGGGTTCCAAACGGCGCGGGTAAGATTCAGCTGATGAGTAAGAAAGATATGAAAAGGCTACATGACTTAGACTCACCTGGAATGGCTGACTGTTTAGCAATGGGTGAAGAGATATCGGCCCCGAAGGTTAGAGCACGAAAACTAAATTTTTCATCGAGATTATAAATAATGGCAGATTTTACGGATCACGGAAAAGTATTGATAATGGTAGAAAAGGCCCAGGATTCAGAAATGGATATCAGGGAAATAAGCCGTGAATGTGACAGGTTTATAGATTTACCAGATGGTCAATGGGACCCTGATATAGCTCGGAGAATGGACGACAGACCCCGGATGACCTTTGATGAGGTAAGCGGGATAGTTGACGACATCGCTGGTGACTTGGAAGAGACTGAGTTTGCTATCAAGATAAGCCCTAGCAGCGGCGATGCATCAGAAGAAACCGCAGATATAATGAGTGGTTTAATACGCGAGATAGAGAACCGATCTAATGCTAAAAACGTCTACTCATCAGCAGGGCGCGGGATAGTCACAAGAGGTATTGATGGATGGCGAGTAGTCACAAAGCGCGCTCAGTCTGACTCCTTTGATCAGGACTTCTTTATAGTACCCATCGCTAACTACATTGACCGGGTATGGTTTGACCCAGCTTCAGAAGAGCGGGATAGATCAGATGCTAAGTGGTGTGTTGTTCTACAGTCTATGCCTATTGATGACTATAACGAGAAGTTTCCTAAAGGCAGTAAGATGTCTGTGTCGGAAGGCAAGGAAAGAGAGACAGTTGATAGAGATCAGATAGAGTCTGTTGTTGTTGGTGAGCTACTGTATAAGAAGCCCACTAGAACTGTATTAATCAAGATGTCTAACGGCGCTGTATACACAGAAGAAAACGTCAAGCCTGTACTGGATGAGCTAAAGAAAGCTGGAGTTACTGAGGTCGACCGCAGAACAAGCGATATAGATGTTGTTCACTCTCGCAAGTTTGATGGTGGTGTCTGGCTAGAAGAAGAGAAAGAAACCGTATTCGAATGGTTACCTGTCATCCCTGTTTACTCGCTGTTTAAGATAGTTGATAACAGAGTTATTTGGCGCGGTGATGTAGAGAAGAAGATGGACGCCTAGCGCTCCCTGAACTACGGTGAGAGCCGAAAGCTTGAAGAGGGTGCATTATCACCTAGAGCTAAGTACTGGATGACAGAGGCTCAGGCATTAGGGCACGAAGATACATTGGAGACAATGAACACCAATGCCGACCCTGTACAGTTCTATAATCCAGACGGCGAGACACAGCAAGCACCATTCATGCAGGGCGGCGCGGTTATTAACCCTGGTCTAGTAGAGACTACTGCAACAGCCAGGGCTTATCTTCGTAGCGGATCAGGTCAAGTGGACCCGGCAGCAAGCGGCGGCATGTTCCAGAGTGGTGAAGCACAAAGACTATTGCAGAATAAAGCTCAAGGCGGTCTGATTAAGTACAGCAAAGGTTTAGAGATTGGCATTTGTCACACTGCTAAAATACTAATGAATGCTATGCCTAAGCTGATCGACACTCCAAGAGAGATGCGGATTTTATCTGAAGACAGAAAGACAGCTAAGCAAGTCACTCTTAATGAGAAGGTATTCGATGAACAGACACAGAAGCTAGTCACCCTTAACGATTTAACTAAGGGAGTATATGACGCTACTTGCTCAGTTGGTGCTGCATTTAAGAACAGACAGGAAGAAACAGTCCAGGTAATGATGGAGTTGATACGGATACTTCCAGAAATGGGCGCTATCGGTGCCGACATTATAGCTGGCAACATCACCGCGCCTGGAATGGATGCGATGCATGGCCGACTAAGACAAATGGCTATTCAGAAAGGCGTAGTACCAGAGAATGAGTTGTCAGATGAAGAGAAGCAAGAGCTTCAGGCAGCACAAGAGGCAGCAGCACAGCAACCACAAGAGCCTAGCCCAGAGCAGAAAGCCGCTGATTCACTATTGCTAGACGCTGAGACTAACCGGGCTAACATACAGAGTCAGATAGAAGATAGAGCTAAGAAGTTTGAGCTAGATCTAGAGAAGACTAAGATCGATGCTGAAGACTCAGATCAGAAACTGCAGATTGAGAACAGAAAGCTAGAGCTACAGCAGAATACCGGCGCGGTTAAGGCTGAGCAGACAGATGAAGTCAATGCCATGAAGCTTAATCAACAGCAGTTTGATCAACAGCAGACTCAGATTGATATGCTAATGAAAGAGCTTAAGAACAATGCTGATGTACTCAAGACACTGAGAGAAGCTATGGGAGTTGATTCTATAGTTGGTGATCACAATGTAGAGGCTTACATTCAACAGGCTGAGATAGTCACCAATACACAGGAAGAGATAGACCCTAACCTGGAGACTGCTGGTATTGCAACAGGAATAGATACAGAAACTGATAACCAAACCTTATCAGATAACGAAAACTGATAGCTTTTAGTTATTATGTTATGATGTAACAAGTTTAAAGTGTACGTGACACATTCGCGGGTACGATGAAAGGAAATAACATGAGTGAGCTACAAACTGGAAATGAAAGTACGCCGACAGAATTAATTACTCCAGAGGCCGTAACAACTGCTTCAGAAACCATCGAGAGTGGGCCAGAGTTAGCTACTGGTGGGGATGAGAATCCCGACAAAATAAATCAGGAATCTGTAAATAAGGCGATTAACAAAGCTAATGGTAAGCGGTACGAAGCTGAACGAACCACTAAAACGGTTCAGGATGAGAACGCCGAGCTACGGGCTAAGTTAGATTTAATTGAGGCTAATAAGCCAGCGCCTACGATATCAGCAATTCCGGATAGAGAGTTTATGTCTGATGAGGAGTTCAACGCCGCGCTATCGAAACGCGACCAAGAACAAATGGCCTTAGCTAATCATAACGCCTCTATTAAGCATAGAGAAGACACAAAGCTACAGCAGTCTCAAGATGCTGAGAACGCGAGAAATGAAAGACTCGCCAACACAGGTCGAGAGTTCGAAAAGCGCGCTATTACTTCTGGAATTACTAAGGAGCAATTAAGCGCAGCAGCAAGTCAGTTCAGGTCTATTGGCATTGAGCCGACAGTTGGGGAGTTCATTCTTGAACTTGAGGATGGGCCTTTTATTCTCCAACATTTAGCTGCTAACCCTGATGATCACCATGCGCTTAATAGGCTTAGTCCAATTATGGCATCGCAAATGATTACAGGTAGCTTGAGAGAGAAGGCTGCAGCTTTAAAACCGAAACAAAGTACAGCCCCTGCACCATTAGAGCCATTGAGCGGTAATGGAGTTGATCCTAACGGAGCTAAGAGCCCGTGGTTGGAAGGGGGAACATACAATTAATTTAATAGGAGCCACTCATGGCCGTAGTTAATTTAGACTCAAACTTTACACGAAAGCTGATGGACGGGTTTATCCCTGAGTTCCAGTCAGCTCGCGTATTAACTCAAAACATCGACTCTCAGAAATTCGCAGGAGCCTTTAACGGCCTGACGGGTGATAAGATTGATGTTCGTCGTCGTACAGACTTTAAAACAGCCCGTACACCTACTGGTGACTTAACAGCAGTGTCAGCCAATGACATCATCGTTGGTAAGGCCACAGCCACTGTTCAGAACTACTTTACTGAATGGGTAGAGTTCGGCGAAGCACAGCAAGCGCTTGAAATGGGCAACTTGCAAGAGCTTCTTCAGCCAATGGCACAGCGCATGGTTACAGATGTCGAGCTTGATGTCGGTGAATTCATGATGAAGAACTCAGGCTTATTGTCTGGGGCTGTCGGAACACCTGTTACATCCTGGACTGACATTGCCAACTATGGTGCGACTCTTCGTAGTACCGGCGTACCGATGGAAAAGAAGTGGAATGTTGCTGTTAACCCGTTCACTCAAGTAGTTCTGTCTGACATTCAGCGCAGCTTGAACTCTGGTGGAACATCTGGTGGTTTGATTTCTGAAGCTCATAAGAACGCCATCATTGCGGATAACTTCGCAGGAATGAAGGTAATGACTTCTGATTCGTTGTTCAGTTTTACTACTGACTCAACTGCTGACCGTGTTGGCGCTATTGCCACATCTAACCCTGATGTCACTTATCTGACAGCTAAAGACACTATGACCCAGGTCATTCAGGTGTCTGGTTTCGGTTCAGGCTTGGAAGTGTTTGCAGGTGATAAGCTACAGATCACTGGCCGCAACCGTCTAAACCTATCCACTCGTAAGCCTGTTATCGATGCAGCTGGCGCTAATATTGTGTTCACTGGTACTGTTGTATCAGATGTCACATTAACTGGTGGTGCTGGTCTGATCACTATTACTGGTCCTGCATTGTTTGAAACTGCTGGTCAGTTCAATACTGTTGACTCTGCGCCTATCATTGGTGATGTGGTCACTCTATTGGGTAGTGTTGATACCATTCTTCAGCCTAACCTTTTCTGGCATCGCGATGCTTTCACTATGACTTCAGTGCCTATTAAGCGCTTGAACTCTACTGATACTCACTTCACCACTAAAGACGGTATGCAGTTCCGTATCTCTGAAGGTTCTGATTTCATCAAGAACGAGCAGATGATTCGTATCGACTTCCGCCCTGCTTATGGTGTAATGGATCCGTTCTGGGCTGGACATGGATACGGTTAAGCTTTAGTCATTTAGACAGAGGGCTCGGTATTAACGTACTGGGCCTTTTTTGTGATAAAATAGCTACACTCTATCAGGATGTTAACCATGATTAAATATATCAATCTATCGGGTAACGAGGTCGAGATAAACGACACTCCCGCTAATATTAAAGCCGTTGAATCTGCAGGCTGGACTAAGAAAGCCAAGGCTAAAAAAGTAAAGAAGGTAGCTGATAATGGCTAGGACTGCTGATTATGTCGTTAAAAAGGTTCTAGACTTCCTTGTAGTTGGCGCTGCAGAGGCTTCTATACCTGCTGTAGAGGCACAGAACATTGTTGATCTGATGAATGACTACATGGCTAGCATTGATGTGTTAGGTATCACTCTAGGCTATACAGAAGTTACTAACCTTGGCGATATTGTCACAGTACCAGCGGGCGCTATTCGAGGCATTATAGCCAATGTTGCAATTGCTGCAGCCCCAGGCTATGACGTAGTAATTACACAAGGCATGATCCTCCAGGCTAAAGCTGGACAGAGAGCTATGGTTCGTCTATCAGGTGGCATTGGCCCAACTCAATATCCTTCTACTCTACCGCGTGGCTCTGGTAATACTGGGCGTAACGGATTTAGACATGACAGTTTCTATCCTGATCTACAGAACACTAT